TTTCTTATAAGGCAAACACCGTTCAAAAAAATGGTCTCAAACCGTTAGCCCCAGTGCGTCTATGCGCTGTTTGGACTCAAAAAACGGTTTTAGTGCGTTTGTGTGCGGTCAAAAAACGCGATTTTTGAGATATTTTTGAGCCTCGGATTGATAACTTTTATTTATCACCTATTGATAGATTTTATGAATATCATTTTTGGGAGTGGAGCAGCTATCTGATATACCCCACAGGCATAGTTATGACCCACTAAAAACACTCCAAATCTCCTCCAAAATCCCCCAAAATACTAACTACCCATTTTAGCTACTCGACTAGCCATTATCGCTACTTATATAACTACTGATTTTGACTAGTCGAGTAGCCAATATCGAGGTTTATATAATACTCGCCATTTCGGTGCTATTCTTAAAATATATGGAGAAATACCCACGTGGAGAATACAATAACACCTAATAACCTCTGCTTCATTGAAAGGATACTTACTACCGGGGCTATTCAGCCTGGGGTAGTGGTCATTTCCGGCGTCGAGAGCCTCTATAGCTGGTCTATGGATGGGGTCTGTTGGACCGGTTGGGTCACCCTCAACGAATACAAGAGTTGGGTAAATTCCATAGAAGGGGACTACTTCCTCCGACTGAAATTCCGCGGGATCGTCACCGAAGTCCTGTATTGTGGCTTACCATATACCGACTATACCCTCTCCATAGCCCCGATGAATTTCACCGGAGACGTCTGCTCCAACCCCAACCTGTTCTCCCCGTACTCGAATATGGATTGTGCGGTGCTCCTTCAGCAGCAGCTTGCAGATCAGGTCGTGTGTATGTTTGGGATTCCCATCTACTATTTCCAAGTGGACCCCAATATAGAGTCCCTCGACTATACTTTCAAGGAGTACCACCTACATCAGGTCAAACAGGTGAAGGAGCTGAAGCTGATGTTGGAAGATGGCTCTCTCCCCTCCAGTAATCCCAAGCTGACTGATCTGGATTTTGATTGGGAACAGGACTGGTCGGTGGAGATATCCAAGACCCAGTTTGCCACGGCCTTCGGGGACACCACCGTTCCCAAGTACCAAGATTTTATCTACGTACCGATGATGAAAAGGATGTGGAAGGTCAACTCGGCCTACGACGAGAAATCTGGGGGGCTCATGTGGAGGGCCACGACGTGGAAACTGACCCTGGTGAAGTACACCGATAACAAGAGCGTGGATACGAAGAATTTCGACCACATCATCGACAACTTCATCGAACATAAGTACGAGGAGGAGATTGCTCCTCTGGAACAAAAAGAACAACTAAGGCAGTCGGCGTACGACCAGATCACCCAGACCCAGTACGTCGATTCCCTGTACAACATTTATAAAGAAGATCAATTGAGACACAGTTATACCCGAGACCTCGTCATTATCCAAGACAAGACCCTTTGTCATAGGCATAACGTGACGAGCCGTCATATGTACAAGTTTAAGGAGGGAGGTACGGTCAACTACCTCCGAAAGTATTGTGGAGACTCCGGATTTATTTCCTTTATTCTGGAGACCGGAGCGGAGAGTAAGGAGACTTCTCTCCTCCAAATAGGACCAATCAATTTTGAGTTGGCTGATAATTTTCTGTTCGGTGTGGAACACCTCTCCACCAACCTCCAACCGTTCTCTACCTATCTGGTTATATACCGATGGGATAAGAGTACCCATACCAAGGAATTAGGAGTGTACCGTCATCACCATCGTACCGATATGCCGGTATACCTCGTCAAACCGGAGAGCTATTTCTTCGATCTCGACCATCCGGTATATGAGAAAGTGGGCCATTATAACTCCGATTACGAAGTTTGCGACCCCCAACCCTGCTCCCTCCACGGATTCCCCTGTTTCCTCACCAACATCAAGTACTACAACAGGACCCTGCCTAAGGAAGAGGTCCTCCGAGAAGCGGTGAGGTACACCACGGATCACGAGGCCTGTGTCTTCAACGACCTGGCTCGACCCATTCATCTATCCACCCAATATGCAGTGAAGTAATGGCTTACAAGACCAATATATACAAGACCCCGTTGATTGACTCTACGGCCTCTATCACCCATCCCCTGAGACCTCAGATAGCAGATACGGAGACGATGGAGTCGATGAATACTTATAAGAACTTCGGGGTGTTCCCCACCAACCAAGGTACTATCCCGGTGTGGAAGAGGACCGGGGAAGGAGACGAGGCCAAACACGAAGACTTTACCGAAGAGGAATGGACGAGGGAGTCTATGGCTCCGTATCGAGCCGGTGCTCCGGGCGTCCGATCCCTCTTCAACAAGTCCGCTGCCCTCCTCATCGGTAATGCCCAACCCGTGACGACTTTCGACGCTCCGGGTCAAGCAGACGCGTGGGATAGGAATATCCGCGGGGGTAGTGAATGGCGACTGTCTACCAATGCCCCTCTGATGGATACTCCAGAGGTCCGAGCCAAACTACAGGAGAAAGCTGCCTGTACCGTCAAAGACCTCGTCAAGGCCTCCCGAGCGGGGGTCTTCGGCCGTAGTACCTACTCCTATGCAGATTTCATGTACTGTAAGCATGTAGGTCGCGTTCCTAATAACTACCTCATCACCCTCCGTCGTTATCCTATCCCGGTCAACGATGCTATGATGCCTACGGGAACTGGTAAGAGACGACGACAAAGGAACCGCGATGGTGGTGGTCAGGCCGATACCGCTGCTCCCATAGGTACTATGGTGACCTGGATGGGGGTCTCGGGAAACGAGATGGGTAATATCCTCAAGTACTCCTATACGATGCCCTTTGAAGAGAAGGAAGCTCGCTGGGAGGAAGTATCTAAGTACGGTGGAGACAACGGTATCCTCAACAGTATCGAGGCAGCGATGAACCCTACCATCCGAAGCAAGTTCAATGATGGTTATGATAACCTTCCTGCGGCCGCTAATGCCTCCGGTATCATCGGGGATAAGGTCGGTGGAGTACTCTCCCACGTCCCCGGTATAGGTAAGCACCTCGGAGGTATGTTCGCCACTTCCGGTGGGGTATACCAAGACCCTTCTACCTTTATCGACTCGAACAAGGTCTACGGTCCTATCGACCGAGTGAAGAGTAACTACCGAAGGAGTGAAGCCGGTCTGACGATGGACTTTAAGTTCACACTCGTCTTTGAATACGAGCTCAAGGCCTACAACGGTATCAATCCTAAGCAGGCTATGTTAGACCTCTTAGCCACTATCGTCGCCACCACCTATACCAACGGGGCTTTCTGGAAGGGAGGTTATAGGCCTATCGCCGCAGGGCAGAGTAGCGCCTTCCGCAATCTGGAGATCTTCAAACCGTCGAAGAGCAATTTCACCGATTATATGGATGCATTCTCCAAGGACGTGCGCAAGGGCTATGATGCCATCAGCTCCAAACTCGAAGGGACTAACCCCCTCGATCTGGTGAAGAAAGTAATCAATATCATGGGAGGTATGCTCATCGGTGGTCTTCTCAACCAACTCGGTCGCCCGGCTAAGTACCAGATGAACTCCCTCTTGAGCGAGGCTCCGGTAGGACTCTGGCATGTGACTATCGGCAATCCCCACCGACCTATCCTGAGCCTGGGGAATATGATCCTCAAGAACACCACCATCGAACATAGTGGTCCTCTGGGTATGGATGACTTCCCCACTCAACTCAAGGTCACCTGTGAGTTCGACCGAGGTAAGCCCAGGGACGCGTGGGGTATTGAACAGATGTACATGAGGGGTAACGACCGTATCTACCAGTCTATGTCTAAGTATGTACTGGATATGTACCAGAAGGCTAAGGTCTATAAGACCGGTACTCCCGCACCCGACTACAAGGACATCCATAGGGAGGCTACCGGTCAGGATAAGGGTATCGGAAAAATTTTAAGAAAACCTGGTGGTCTCTCCCTACCCAAATTAGAGGTCCTTACCCAACCAGCTACCGGCTTATCCCGAAGTTCGGTAGAGAGTCTTGCCTCCAAAGCCTTAACCCGAGCCCGTACCGGGTTACCCAGCGTTACCCCGACCTCCCTGGAGTCGGCTTATAGCCCCGAGGAGCTCGACCTGATGAAAAAAAGTGATGACACTTTTCTGGAGAATTACTTCGGGGATGTGGATAATGATGCTATCATTATGGCTGCTCGCGAACAGGAAGAGGGTAACTTCAAGATGACTACCTCCGAGAAGGAGGAGTCAGCCAAGAGTCAGCAGCGACTCAATGAAGCCATAAGTAAGAAAAATGCACAACCAGCTCAAAGCGAATCCTAAGTCCCGGTACTACCAAGGTAATGTGGACCCTTCCGCTTGCAAGAAATATGTGGGGGAAGGGGTCATTACCTACCGATCCAGCTGGGAGAAGAAATTCATCCAGTGGCTGGAGACCTCTTCCCGCGTGACGAGGTGGAGCTCGGAGAATATACGTATCCCTTATTGGTACGTAGACGGAAGGGAGCACTCCTACTACCCAGATTTTACGGCTACTATCGACGGGGAAGATTGTGTTATTGAGATCAAACCACGATCCCAGTGCACCGCACCAAAAAAACCAACCCCATATTCCCTCGACCAGTGGAGAAAAAACAGCGCCAAATGGTCCGCTGCTCTCGAGTGGTGTAAGGAAAGGGGGTTGAAGTTTAAGATTCTTACCGAGGAGAGTATTGGTAAGTTGTAGTTTCCACCGCAGGTGGCGAAGTCACGCAGTGGCTTTTCTTCGTTTTACTTTATAGTCCTTCATAACCCACTCCACGACGGCCTTGTACAGACCCTGGAGATCCCATTCAACCCCATCGTAGACCTGGGAATTAGGGAAGATGAGATCGAATTGCTCCTTCGTTACCGTAGTCTGTTTGCGTTTGGTGACCGTAGTCTCTTTGTAGATCGTGATTTTGGTCTCGGTCTTTCCGGTGTAGAAAGAAAAAGAGTACTCCTCAGGAATTTTCGACGACAGCTCTTCCCACGTGGTCATCTTACCCACGGGAATACCTCTACGGAACATCCATTCCTGAGCTTTGGTGCTGGATTTTGATGGGGTCTTTCTCATAACGCTAATATCTCGGACTATTTGTGTGATATTTTATTATATATAGAAAAAACGTTTTACATTATGATATCATCAATGCTTAACCAACTCAATTTTAGCTCTATCGTGAGCTCTGGGTCAGCCACTACCCAGCTCGGTGTGGAGCTAATGGAGCGATACCTCGGAGCCCTTCAAAGGAACGGCGAGAGTCATATCCTCGTTAACTCTTTTGTGAAGGAGGCCAACCGACTCCAGTACGACGCCGGTATCCGCGAGAGCCTGGAGAAAGTGGCCAGTTTCATCAGCGAACAGCCAATCAAATGGACCCTCGCTACTCGCTG